GGGGTCCAACGAGTCATAACCGATGATGTAGTCCTGGCCGTCCTGCCGCTGCTGCAGCATGTTCTGGACGGTGAGCTTGGTGCGGGGGTCGGCGGTGATGATGGTCGGCAGCTTCAGGCTTTCCAGGTTCACGTCGTACGCCTTGTCGATGTCCGCGAGACGCCGCGCATACTGCCATAGGATGTCCTTGAACGACATGCGCATGCGGTTGTCCCAGATGGGAATGCATTCACGGCCCGCCTTGAGCTGCCGGTAATGATAGTTGACGCCCACCGGCTCGAAACACGTCGGATTGTTGTATACGTTCAACCGGCCCTGGTATCCGGCCTGGGCCACCAGGAACCGGCCTATGCGCCTGTCTTCGAAGAAGAGGGCGCACCCGTATTCGCACAGGCACATCTCAAGCCACCGTTCGTCCACCGTCGGCGGCAATCCACGCCAGCTGAACCGGTTCAGCGCCAGCTCCTCCAACAGATGATAATACATGCCATCAAGGCCGGCGGCGCGTGCCTTCGCGTAGTTGCCGCGCGGATGCAACGCACCACCGACCCGATTCTTCTTAGACCTACTCATGACACCATCCTATCACTCATAGCCGATGCCCGGCAGTGGGTCATTGTCCGCCCAATCGGTCACGCCGATGTACTCGGGCCTGGCCCACACGGTCACGCCACGTTCGAACATGCCCTTGATGGCCAACCGCGCCTGCTCGGGAAGCGAGCCCCTGACATAGCATTCCTGCATCTGCCAGTACGTGAACTTCTCCATGCACTGCAGGCTTGCGGGCGGGATGATGAACCGTTGGACGAAATATCCGAACCGCAGCATGAACTCCCCGACGCTACGCAACGCGCTGGGGGCGCACGTGCGGAAACGCACCAGCACGCCCATGACGCCATTGGCGAGGTTGAACGAATCGCCGCCCGCCGAGCCGCTCGTGGTCGGGGGGGTCATCCGCATTTGCTGCACCTGCGCGTTGATCCCCGCTATCGCGTTCTCATAGTCGCCTTCGGCGAAGCGCGTGGCCAGCCGATAGTTCTGTCCGGCCATGAGGGCGCTGGACGTGCCCTGGATCTGCTGGGCGCGCAGCGCGTACGAGTTCGCCTGCGACGTCTGCGCCGCATTGGTCGCCACGCTGTTGGCCGTGTTCGCCGCGGCCGTATCGTTGGCGATGTCACGGCCGGCACGCAATCCCGTATTGGCGATGCCGTTCTGGACGATCCCGCCGACGGTGCCGCCGACCAGTCCGGCCACGTTGCCCGACATGATCGCGCTGCCCGCATTGGAGACCACACTCCACGCCGACTGCGCGTTGTTCTGGGAAATGTTCAGGTCGGTCATGGCGTTGGCGTTCGCCTGGCTGATGGCCAGCGACTGGTTCAGCGAGTTGGCCGTGATGGCGTTCAACGCATTGCGGTTGGTGACGCCCAGCTGGGTCATCTCCTGCTGGGTGCGGATCGACGTACCGGCCTGGGACAGCGAGTTCGCGGCGCTCATGGTCGCCTTCTGCTGGGCCCACCCGGCCGACTGTTCGGCATAGGCGCGGCTGTAGGAGCTGTTGGCCATGGCGAGCGCGGCCCCGTTGTTCACCACCATGAACTGGGGGAAGTTGGTGATGCCGAAGCTGACGTTCAGCATCTCCCCGCCGTCGATCGGCAGCCCGGTGCCGTTGCCGGACGGGGATTCGATCGTGGCCGCGCCGCCCGCATTATAGTTCACCGGATAGAAGTTCAGACGCGGGGACGGCGGCGCGTAATTCCATGTCTCGCGGATGACCAGATCGTCGGACTGAACGTCTTCGGGGTGATATATAATGTTAGACCCGTTCAGGCATGAGCATTCCACGATGCTGTACGGATAGCACCGCAGCTTCCTCAGATTGCGATACCGGCTCGGAATGTTGAAGTTATCGCGGAAGTTCCCGATGGTGACGATGTCGTCATACCGGTTGTCGCTCCTAGCCTCCCAAGTGAACGTGTACACGTGGCCCCTGACCACGCCGGCCACGCCGTTTCCGAAGAACTGCGTCACCTCATGGCCCGCGGCGGCGATATAGTCGGCGCTGATCTTCGGAACGGCGTAGATCGCCGTGATGCCCTGGGTCACCCACGGAAACGAACTGCCCGCCTGCATGATGCGCGTGAAGTCGTCGGAAGTGTCGAAATAATAGATGCCCGTACCGTTGGACTGATTCTCGAATTGCGAGCCCTGCGCGGTCTTCAGCGACGGCTTCTCGGCACTGCCGCCCGACGCCTCAAGATCGGTCGTGGCCACGACGATGACGCCGTAATCCAAGGTCGGCGAACCGAATCCGGACTGCGCGGGCCTGCTCGACATCAGCGACTTGTACGACTGTGAGGTGACGACGGTCTCCGCACCGGTATCCAAGCCCTCCGGCAACGCGAGCGCGGTACGCCCGTAATCGTCCCACTGACGATCGTTGGCCACGCCGATATGCCCGCGCGTCACATAACAGCTGCCGAACGTCACGTCATGCTGAAAACTCTGCCACACGTCCAGCATCAGCGTGAGCTGGGTGGTGTGCGCGTTGATGTATTCCACGGATTCGATGAAATAATACCAGGTCCGGGGAGCTTCCAGTCCGGGATAGTCGTTGAGGGCGACGAGGTAATTATAGTTCGACGCCTGATTGAACGGCATCTCGACGCGAACGGGCGCACCGAAGACATGCATGGTGGCCGGACGGCATTCCATACCGTCCAATCCGTCGAACCATTCCCGCTGCCCTTCACGCGAATCGAACCGTACGATATCGCGATAGCTCGCATCCCACGGGACGCGGCAAAGCTTCAACGTGGTATTGGGAGTCCACTGCGCCCACGAAAAACCGGACTCCACGGAGGGGTTCACATCATCAATCATCATCGTCCTTCCGGTATGACAAGACCCGGAACGCTCACATGGGTGGCATTCCGGGTCCTGACTTGCATCACACCGTGAGAGAGTGTGGCTTAAGCCACACTCCCATCATATCATCGTTCACCGGCCACGGTCACCGCCTGCTTGCCTGATACGCCGAACAGCGTGGCGACGATGTCGCAAGTGCCGGCCGCGACACCGGTGACGGCACCCGACTCGGACACCATGGCGGTCTCCGGAACGCCGGAAGTCCAAGCGGCCTGCATGGTCACGTCGGCCTTACGACCGTCGATCATGGTCGCCACGGCGCTCGCCTGCACCGTAGCATCCGCCGTCACCTCAGGGACCGTGACGGCGATCGACGCGATGATGGACGGATTGAAGCCGATGACGCCATCGCCGACCACCGGCACGTCCAACGAGGCGGACACGGCGCCCGGCACTTCCGGCATCTTCGGATCGGTGTACAGCGCGGTGGCCGTCACCGGGATGACGGTGTTCGGCTCGTCAAGGCCGACGACCAGCACGCCGGTAGGCGAAACGTACGTGTAATCGCTCTTGGGCTTCGCGGTATCGCCGATGGCATACCTGACCGCATCCGAACGGAACGTGGCCGCGCCGTCATTGACGATGGACGTATCGGCGGTGACCTGCACCGCGCCGCCACGGGCCACGTCGACCGGAGTGGACGAGCCACCGCCGTACATGGCCAGCTTGAGCTGGAACTTCGGAGCCCCCGCCGTAGTGCCGGCAGGCGTCACCACGTTCTCGGAGGAACCGGCACCGGTCCAGAACATCACGGCCGGAGAGAAGCCGGACACCGAAACGATGTGCTGGACATGCAGGTAATGGTTGACCGAGTTGATGTTCACCGGATTCGTCTGCTGGGTCATCTCGTTGATGACGGGAATGTCGATGAGGAACTTGTCGGTGGTGAGGATGGCCTGCACGCCATCCATGCCGAACCGGTCCTGCGGGATGACGATGATCCGGTCGATGGTCGGCTCGGCGTCCGTCCGCTGGAACACCGTGGCCAGGCCCTGCACGTCAAGCGCCGACTTGACTTCGGGCGAACAGAACAACACGAGTTCGTCGGGGCGGGCGAACGTCGGCATGTGCCGCGCATTGTATCGCGTGCTGACGAACTTCAGCGTATCGGCCCACGCGCGGATCTGCCTCAGCATGTCACGGGCCTGGGTTTCCGTGGACCCCATGTCGTTCAGGTCGTTGTCCATGTGGACGCGCCAATAGCCGCCAAGCTTCGCATACTCCACGAACTGGTGGCACATGGCCTCGAACAGGTCGACTTCGGCCGCGTTGTAGCACGAGGTGAGAATCTGCGAAGTGAGCGACGCCAAGCCGTTTTCGGACGTGAACGCACGCTGCAGCGTCCTGTCGTCCGTGGTGGCCGGATACCAGTGGGCAAAGTCCAGACGGTGATACAGCGAATCGACGTCGACCTTCCACTTGCGGAAGTTGTCCGCACCGAGATATTCCGCATTCGGATCGTACACCTGCGCCAACGGCATGCCCACGGCAATCTCCTGCCATGTATCGCCATACGCCTGCGAAGCCCGCTGGAAGACGCCCAACGGGTTGTTCCAACGCCACGTGTTGACGTACGTGCCGCCAATGCGGTTGACCAGCGCCGAATAGAACTCGTTCTTAAGCTGGGTGCTGGACATGAGGGTGGCCATCTGCCTGTCCATGTTCATCTGGGTGGCGGAAGGCATGCGCCTCTGGTATTCGGGGGACGCCTCGTTACGGATCATGTTCAGGATCTGGGCGTTGTTGAATTCGGTGAGCGGCCTCAGCTGCTGCTTCGGCGTCGCCACGGGGGTATTCGACATGATAGTTCTCCTTTGCTGATGATTATTCTTCATAGAGGTCATCGAACGTACTGTAGGTGCCGTTATAGTCGTCGTCGGTCACCTCGGACGGTTCCGGCGTCTCATCATCGTCGGGGCCGTCGTTCAGCACGTGTTCGGCCGCCGTGTCCCGCATCGCCTCGATGGTCTTCGACAATTCGGCCACGGTCGCTTCGAGGGCGCTGAGACGGTCGGCCATATCGGCCTCCTTGTCGTCTCCCGCATCCTCCGGCTCGCCATCGGACTGGGATTCGGGTTCCGGATCCGGCGCATTGTCGTCGGCGGTCACGTCCGGCTCGGCGTCGGGCGCGGTGTCCGGCTTGTCATCGTTTTCGGTGTCGTCCATAATCACCCCTTAAGGTAATGGCCCGGCAGCAATCACACTGCCGGGCCGGGTTGCTAGGTTGTGCGGGTTCCCTCGCCGTCAATGGGCGCTGGCTACGCACGTCTACATCCGACCGGATCGCCTTACCGATTGCCTGTCGGTCGGGCCATCGAATCGACTTGGGACGCACACCCCGCTACCGACCATTATAACACGAAAGTATGGCCACCGTCGTTACGATGGCGGGAGCCCGGCACGAACCGGTCATAAGGAATGGGAGCGGCGCGATGCACGCCGCTCAACCGCATCACCGTGCCGCCGGAATCCTCCACGCCGCAATATTTGCGATTGCCGAGAATGCGAAGCCTTTCATACGTGTGGTCGTTCTTCCAGGCACCCAGCTTCCCGTCGTCCGTCTCGATGCCGACGGGCGCGTCCAAACCTTCCAGGATCATGCCATCCGTGTCGGCGTAAAGCACGCGGCCGGCATTCGCGTTCATCGCACGGGACAACACCTGCCGGCCGTAGGCGTTGACGTAGGCGGCGGTCGGCAGCCACGCGAGCGAATTGGCCGACTCGGGCCGTTCCACGGTAAAATCCACTCCGCCATCCGCGGACGGCTTCGGATGCAGCATGGGCCGGTAGAGCGACGCCCCGAACTTGCCCACCAGCGAATTCAACAGCAGTTTCGCCATCTGCCGCCTCTCCCCCGTCGCGGCCCGCTTCACATGGAACCACTTGTCCACATACTTGTAATAGAGGGCGTGCGACCTGCGGAACTTCCAGCCGCCGACATGATCCCACACGTGGACGTCATAGTTTTCCGTAAGCGTGATCCAATCCACGTCGGTCACCGGCATGGTGACGACGCCCAACGTACTGTCCAGACGTTCGCCCTCATACCCCCATACGGGCAGGATGTTGGTGAGCGTCGCCGTCTTGCCCGGCTTCAGCTGCGCGTCGAACGCGACGACGTCGATATGCAGCGGATAATCGTCATCATCCCGATACCGCCCGTCATACCATACGGGGTCTCCCACCGGCATGGGCATGTCGCGCATGATGCTCGGATACAGGCTGTTCACATCCCAGCTCCTGCAATCCCGGTATTCGCCCGGCTTGCTGCGTACTATCGCCCCATAGTAGGCGGGACGCATCCGGCGATAATCCCGCTTGTCCAATGGTGGAAAACGGCGTTTGAACCCGGCATAATCCCCTTCGATATAGTCGGTCATCGCCATGGACGCTATGGTGGAGCCCCTGAGATTCAATGCGTCGCATTCCTGCGCGATATTCCACGTGGTCTCCAAGTCGGTGGTTCCCCCGAACGTCTCACGCGAGACGTTCAGCCCATCATCGCGCGTGATGTTGCGCACGTCCAGAAAATCCACGGTGATGCCGCCCATGCGCACGCGGAAACTGTAGAAGTGACCGCGAATGTTGAACGTTCCCCATACGCCGTCCTTACTGGGGTTCGATTGCAACGGAAGGCGTTTCAACAGTTCGGCGGCCAGGGGCTTGATATCCTGCCATCCATGGGCGCACCATACGCGCGTATGATGATCGCACATGGTGAGACGGATGACGGCAGGAGCCGTCAAAGGTTCCGCACCGTCGTCCGTAAGCAATGTCGCGCCGTCTGTTACCGCCGTTCGACGCTCTTTCATAACACCATCCTTTTTTTAGTGTCGTGCCGCGCTGGCCATCCATTCGTCGATACGCGTCTCCACATCACCCGCGTCCGATTTGGTTTCCCATTTATGCGCCTTATCATTATACCATATCGCTTCACGCATTACGGCGCTGAAATTCGTGCTGTTCGTCAGCCAGCGTTTTTGACGGTCGGACAAGGACGCGAATTTTTGAGCGACACTGGAATCGAACGCTTCCAGCTGCTGCTCGACCCTACCAAAATCCGTGGTCCCCTCGCTCTCGGGAATCCACTTGGTTCCCGCACGCAACGGCGCGCGTCCCACAAACCCGGCATACTCCAACATCTCCTGCCTGAGCTTGTCGCCATTACCCTCTCGTATCATCACACGCGCACGGCTTATGCCACTTTCCGTACCGAACACGTTCATCCGGCTCCGCGTAAGATCGTCACGCGCCGAACCGCCGACCGTATGGGTACCCAACACGTCGAACGGCGATTCGCCCGCGCGTTCCATCTCACGAACTTCGCCCACGGTATAGGAGGCCATGCTCAACGCATCGAACTGCTGGGCACGCTTGATCTTCCGCCGCGCCTCGATCCGTCGACGCTGCTGCTGGCGCAACGTCTTCCGACGTTTCGACGGGGCATTGGCAATCTCCGCGTCGGTGATCAGCGGCCGAGCCGCCATCTCCCTGTCAAGCTTCGTAATCCGCACGTCGGGTACGACCTGATACGGTTCGTCATCCCTCGCCCTCAAAGCCTGCTGCCGTTCCCCGAATTCCTGTCCGATACGTCGCGCAACCTGTTCAAGCTGCTGGGCGCTGAGCCTACCCAAAAACGCTTCCGTGATCTGCTTGGGAAGACGTCCGGTACTGTAATCCCTTACCGCCCGTTCCCGACGTACCTGCGCCGACCTGATCGCGGCATTGCGTTTCAGATTATTGGCGCGGCGGTTAGCCTTGCGTTTTGCCACAGCTCCTCCTCACGAGTATAAAACACCCCCCCCGCCGCAAGGATGGAAACGACGGGGGGGGTGAGTCTGGCGGCAACATCCCCTATAGGGACATTGCCATGTTATCAAATAGTGTGGACATTCGCATTAGTCGCGATTGCCTTCGGACACCAACTCGAGGTCGAAGAACTTATAGCCGCGGCGGCTCTTCTTTTCCACAACCTTAAGGACAAGAGGTGCAGTCCATGTGTCCGGCGTGCCGAAGATGGCGAACAGGTTGCCAAAAGCATGCGCCAGAGTAGGCGAGGCGGCGGCAAAGTCACCCTCTTCCGCGTGAATGACGACGCGGGTGGAAGAGTTCACTTCGCCGGTTTCCTGATTAGCGACCTCAATGGCCTGTGCAAGCACGTTGGTGACGTGCAGAGGCTCATTCAGATGCTCATCAACCCTGTCAGCGGTCTGCATGGCGTTATATAGCGCCATCTTACCGTCCATGGTAGCGGTGTCGAAGAAGTGCGATACGGCGTTGGAGCCGTTTGCCGCAAAGTTGTTGTTGTTCACTACAGTCATTTCGTTGTCAGCCATGATAGTTGCCTTTCCTTTATAGGGGTTTATTACTTATTTTTTACTCAGAGATAATATCATCTTCAACCACGTTGCCGTTCACCGGCCCCGAATAGTCGACGATGGTATCATCTCCAAACTCACAATTGGCCCAATAGATAGCCTCATCCATGCGCGTCTCCTGTGCATGATATTCAGCGGACATGGGCAGCATATCCTTGTTGATCTTACGGGCCTTCTTCATTGCCATGTCAGCCGTGCGGCACGAGCCATCCACGACCACTTCGACATCAACAAGTTCACCATTATCGCCGCGTGTAATGCCACGCACGACACTGTAATGCTTTTCTCGCTTAATATACGCCATGATCTTACCACCTTTGTTGTATTACTGCTGCTGTTGTGACATTCTTGCGATGTCTTCATCAGTATACCGCGAATCAGTTAACTTGTCAAAACAGCGACACGCGATTTTAACGATGGTCTGAGCGAATTCTAAGCCATCCCAAACTTTGCACATTTCAAAGCACGTCGCCCCCTTGACATGGCAGACGGCACACCACGCCACCATCGCCGGAGCATAAATGAGACCACCCAACATTTCAACGTCCTGAGTTCGCGACAACGCGCCAATACGGGACGTATGCGGGCTCAACGACAGGCAAATGTCAGCCGCATGTTCGACGCTGTCCGCAAACGCCACCTGACCCCCTTGAGGCTTATAAAAGTCCTTAAGTAAGGCCACAGCACGGCAAAACGTCTCCCAATCACCGTCGCCACGATTATATTCACGCAAATGCAGATTACTGCGACGTCCACGAACGACCCGACGCACACGATCATCATTCAGCACGCCGTCATCAAACCAGTTCGTACGTGCTTTACTTTCATCACGATCCAACTTCTTCAACTTCATAATCAAAACTCCACTGTATCCTTGACACTATTACAGCCGGCCATCCACATCCTTTTCCACAGATAACCGTCCGGGCAACGTTTAGGCGGACTATCAGCACTGCGCTTGCCCTTCACACCTGCCCAAAACGCACGTAAACTCCAATATACGCCAGCGTCAGGACAATTACCGCAAGTCCATGAATGAATCCAACCACGAAAATACATGATCAATCCCTCTCCAACAGTGGCGTATGAGCAATATCGATAGCATCCAACATAAGGGCAGCCACTTGATTAGCATCCCCAGCATCACACCCACACAAAGCCGACCCACTACACACGCCACCAAACGGCGCACGCCACTGAGCGGTATACCGAAGTTCATACCGGCAACAGCGAGGACAATACCGCAGACATACATCACCGCCCTTAAACGGCGACGCAAACACAGCAACCTTCACATCCTCATGCTCACACATGTTCAGAATCCTTTCACTACGAAAACCAATACAACAACCATGCATACGACAATGTTCAAAGCACCATCACGCCAGCACAGCCCTCACCATGCCAACCATAGCGCCATCCTCATCGAACGTCGCATTATCAATATCCACCCTCACATCCCTACCGGAATAAGCGGCACGAACATGAGACAGGACACCATCCAACGCCGCCTTCAACGACGTTGCATGAACCAGACCACTAGACTTCACCCCATCAGGCAAAATCTCAAACACCCGAAAAGCCTCATCAGTAATAACGAAAAACCACATATCAGAACTCCTCTCCAAAACCAACCAGCTCACAGCCATCACCCTTAACGGCAAGCAAGACAGACAGAATCCCCACAACGGAACA